ACCATCAACTGTAAAACCAATGCTGGAAGTGGTGTTGTCTGACGAACGTCGCACAACGATACCTGATGACTCACCTGTGCGCAGCTTGCGTAGGCTGTAAGCACCTATTGCGCCAGTGTAAGTATCCAACAACGGTGTAGTGCTGACCTCGCTGTATGTGACCATGAAGGTGTAAGCTCCGTGATCCTTCTCGTAACTCATGTATTGCTGCATTAGCTCAATGCAATCAGCAATCGTGTCATTGTTTTGTGTAGCTAACGCTGCTGGAGATGTCCAACCGCTTGACGTGCGTGTCTGCAATCCTTGGACATTCACATAGATCTTACGAACGATGGCGTAACCTGCTGCTGGGCTGTCACCTTGCGAGTCAATGTATCGTCCCTGCCCGTCATTGGCAACGGTGTAATACATTTCTTTGGTTTCACTTCCACCGATTACTGCTGACCAATCGCCGTCAAAGTATGTGCGCGCTCGGTCGTTGTAGCTATACATCAATTGCGGTTGCGGCTTAACTGCACCTTGCTGCGTGTCAGTTGATGGCACGTCAGGAATCTTGCCCGTGTTGGTCGCCTCCGTTGTGATGCCGATGGCGTTACGGCCAATCTTGCGCAGCGTGACATCGACCTCGCAAGGCGTGGCCTGCAGCTGCCAATTGATTGCCGTGTAGTAGTTGCCTGTATCGTTATCGTAAAAACGCGAGAACGGTTTGGGCGGTGTGGCTGTTCCTCTAAATACAATGCTGCCCCGTTCGAGCTGGCGCGCTTGTGTGTGGCCAGCTAGCACCTCCTCCACGCATTTCTTGTTAATGGGCCGTTCCGTGCTATCGCGCTGCGTCACCCAATTGTCAGACGTGCCATATACGCCAGGGCTAGTTTGTACGAAAATACGTCCCATACTCGCACCTAATCCTCCAACGTATGTCGTACCTAGGTGTTGTTTATTTTGTCCGGCGGTGCTGCGCGCAGTCCAATCAAATGAGTCAATAAGTTCAAGTTCATCACCACTCCACTTTGAAACATTCATGTACTTTACAGTCATGGTCAAAGCGGCCTGTAGTGTTGCACTTGCTTGTGCTTGTGGATTGTAGGCTTGCACTTTAGGCGTAACCTTTAATCCTGTCTTTGCCGTTTGTGGAGGTGGAACAGCAAACGAGAAACCAATCACACGTGATCCAGCTGTCGAGGGCGTGTAGAAATTGTCGTCGGTTTGACCCAAAGAATAGTATCCTGATGATGCGCTGTACTGCGGATTGTATGTGAACATTGGAGCGTAGTTTACGTTGGCTCCGTCAAGCCATTGAGCTACTGCGATTTGTCCATCATACAGGCTAGCCAATGTGTTCACGTAGTATTCGGCAGTGCTGTCAGGATTCCACTCAATAATAAAGCGCAGCTGCAAACGTCCTAGGTCGTCGTTCTCATCAATGGTTATGGCGCTGTTGTCTACAGTGATTTGACCTTCAAAGACGTAACGTACGTCATCGCTTTCCGTGTCGATTCCGGCGTAAACAATGTTTGCCGCTGTTAATTCATCTTCAATATCGACATTCAGTGCCTTTAGGATTGTTGCTCCCTGGTTAGGATCACGGGTGAGACTGATTTCTTTTGTTTGTGGCGTAAAGGTGCGCAGCCATTCCGCCCCTTTTTGTCGCGTGTCGCTGCCCGTAATTTGATAGGACCAGGTGTCAATTGGTGTTACTGTACCCGATGAGCCTCCGCTGTAAGGGTATCCGTAACCTGTGGGCGTTTGATCACTTAAGGCGCAAGGCAAGAAGAACCAACCCGCGCCGTAACTGTACAATCTGAATTGGTAAGTCAGGCATAGACTAGTCAACAAATCGTAACAGTTGATGTACTCAGTATCACCAACATCGTTAAATCTTTTAACGAACCAAGGATTAATATTAGATCGTGATAGCGTGTCGTACTGACTGCCAGCCGGATGCGGTAGCAACGCCATAACCCAATCATCCGTGCTGTAGACATCATCAGCTACAACAACGCGTTTTGTGGTTCCGCTGTATTGGCCATTCATGTAATCCCACAGCACCCACTTCTCCTGGATGTTGAGCAGCATATCCTTCACCGTTTGGTATGCGGTGTATGCTGTTCCTGCGTTGTTGTAATCCACATTGCGCAGCAGGCCAATACCATCAGTAGCGACCAACCGCACCTCGCGCGTTGCGCTGTTCTCGCTTACGCTAAATTCCTCTACAAGGATGTTGCCTACCCAAATGCTTACGCTGTCACGGATGATGTCAATTAGAAAGTCACCGTCCTGTGATGCGCCTAGCGCTGTGATCAGGCTGTCGAGCGTGGTAAAGTCATTCCAAATGGTGTTAACCTCGCACCGCGAATGCACGATGCCAGGCACCAACAGCTGGTCGTTCTCTGACTCGTATTTGAGCGTGAAGCCTACAGGGTCGAGCGCAAATTCCTTTATCGTGTCTGACCCTGCTGCGGTGCTAATGATGCGTACTTCGTAGCTGTCATCATTCACACTCTTGCCGTATCCCCTGGCGTAGATGTAGCTCATGCGTAACGGTTGCGATTGGTTCCAGCTCGTGCGTTAGACAGGAAGATATCGTTGCCGCTAATGCGCCCAAATACCTCAACCTGATTGCCGCCCATCATGTCTCTTAATTTACTCAATGGCGCTACAACTTCAGGATCAATGCTTGCATTTTTGTTGTCCCCAATAAGCGCCATCGTTGGACCAAATGCAACGCCACCTTCTGCAAGGGCAGGAATACCTGCGTCACCTGCCACCTTCTGCATTCTTGCCTTGAGGCCTGCGCCAATTGCAACGAGTGCAATACCTGCAGCAATGGCCGCTAGCCCGTTCAATGACGTTAGACTTTCTTTAATTGCTTCGATAGCTACACCGTGAGCGATGGCGTACTTACCCAACTCCATGGCGAGATTAGCTAGGATGTCGCCCAGCATCATACCAATGCCACGCAACGGTTCGCCCAATGCGATGCTCGCACCAACCATTTGAGCCACGCCCATGAGCATAGATTCAACGGCAAATTCAATCGACTGATTGACTTGATAGGCGAAGTCCGCAGCTGCATTACGTGCGCGCTCAAATTCCTTGATGACCTTATTTGCATCAAAGGTGAAATCAAGATCATCCACCTCATCAACTGCAGCGTCAAATTCTTGTAACTCAATCTTGGCTTCCTTCGTTTTCTTACGCGTGTCCTTGAGAATTTCATTCAAGGTCGTCATGCTGCCAGCTAACTGCACCACTCGTACAAAGGCGTTACGTGCGCCCGTCTCCAAGCTTTCAAGCTCATCACGCATGCTCGCTAATGTGTCCTTCGATTCACGCAAGCCAGCACGCAACTTGGCTAGGCTAAGAACGGCCTGTCGATAAGCCTCACTACCGTCGTTGCCCGCTGCAATTTCCTGTTCTTTGACTCTGATATAGGATTCGGTAAAGCCAATTAACTCTTCCTGTTCACGGATTAGGCGCTGCAGCTCTATCTGCCTTGCCGTGCCAGCAACGCCAGCCAAAGCGTCTCGCCAGTTCCAGGTCTCGCGTGCAGCTGTGCGTGCTTCCATAGAGTAACCGACGACAGCAGCAACAAGACCTGAAATAGCAATAGCAGCCAAGGCTATCGGGTTAGTGGCAAGTGAAAGTGTGAAGGCAATCGTGGCGGCACGTGCAGCGACGAGCAATGGTATTAACTTGCTAACTACAATCAACACTGGGCCAAAAGCTGCGGCAAACACAGCGACCACCGCAATTACTCGTTTCGTGTCCGGAGACAAATCTGTGAATGCTTTAGACAGTTGAATGACTTTCTCCAAGACTTTGTTGACTGCTGGAAGAAACAACTCACCAAATGATGCAGCTGCAATCTTCGCATTGTCAAGTGCCGTACTTGCAAGGCCGCTTGTCGTCTTGCTCAGTCGCTCCATCGCGCCAGCCGCAAAGCCTCCCTCCTCAGCAAAGCCCTTGAGTACCTGGTTGAATTGCTCGACGCTAACCGCACCTGCTCCCAACGCATCAGCTGGCAAACCTGTCGCATCAGCCAATGCCTTAAAGATGGGGATGCCGCGCTCTGCAAGTTGGTTGAGGTTCTCCAGCTCCACCTTGCCCTTGGCATTTACCTTGGCGAAGATGGCGGCAATTTCCTCAATGCTTGATCCACTGGTTGCCGCGATGTCACCAAGGAATTGCAGCTGCTCATTTACTTTGCTGACCTCAGTACCTGAAGCTATCAACTGTCTTGCGGCATTAGCTACTGCCTCAATCTGAAATGGAGTGGCCGCTGTGAATTCGTTGAGGTTGGCCATCATCGCTGCCGCCTGAGATGCTCCACCTGTTAGGCTCACAAACGATGTTTCCAGTTGTTCCAAATCAGCAGCGCTCTTTAAAGCAGCTGCACCAAAGGCTGCAATAGGCAACGTCAAACTGCGCGTCATAGATTGCCCCAACCTTTCAAAGTTGCTGGACATGGAACGCATGTTGCGCTGGACGCGCCCCAACGATTTGTTCAGGTCGCGCGTATCGGCGCCAATCCGTACAACGAGGTCTCCAAGTTTAGCCATCCTTATTTGTTGCCAATGCCTTCAGCTGTGCAAAGCCGTAAGCTGGTTTGTTTTCGTTTTTTTCTTTCTCCCATGGAAAGACGGCCAAGTCTTTTGGTTTTAGGCTTGTCCCTTTCTTCGTATGTACATTAAGCAGCAACGCGGTTTGCCATCGTACGCGTTCCCAGTTGCTCCTATCTAAAAGCTCCTCGGATTTGTAGCGACCGCGAACCGCGTTCCCAAACTCCCTGAATGTTAATTCGTAAAGGAGGTCAGGGGTCAGGCCCAAAAGACCCAACCCCAATTCCTCTATTTCATCCCATTCAAGTGGCTTTGCGTCTCGTCCTCCTTTGGCTTCGTTTTTTTTTCCGGCGCCATGGATTCCTCGATCACCTTCATTACACCAGGCAGATCACCCACATCAATCAATCCTAGAAAATCGTCCACCTCCATTTCAAACTTCATGCCTTGCTTACGGCATCCTTCTTCGACAAAGTAGTACAGCAGCTCCGGCATCAATGTAACGTCCTCGCTGTCGATACCTGCAACCTTGTGGCCAGTGGCCCGTTCAAAGTTGCGCCAGGCGCGCATATTAGCCCGTACTGGAAAGGTCTGATTGTCTAGGGTAATGTTCATGGATTAGACTGGATGGCTCTGGAAGGTGATGTCGCTGACGCATTCGAGCGTGCAGGTGTAAGAAGCGTTGTCCTCGGTACCTGCGCTCAACTCCAAGGAGGTGATGTAAGCTTCGAAGATAATCTCCTTGTCACCAGCTTCCTCGCTGCCAGTGTCCCAATCGTAAGAAACGATTTTAACGTCTTGCTTTGTTCCAGTAAGGAAGTCATCCATGAGGTCGTCGTAACCATTGGTTGCACCTCCTGCGTAGTAAGCAGTGAAGTTGACGGTCAATGATTTCAAACCTGGGAGCAAGGCGCGGTAGCCGCCGTTGTTCTTGGTGGTGGTGTCACGTGTTTCAGTTGAAATGCTGACGCTCAAATCAGTTACGTTGTCTGCAACGGTTGGCGTGCCGCCATCGCTGTCAAACATGACCGTATACTGTGAGCCATTAAAAATGCCTGTAGTAGCCATTGTTATTCGTTGTTAGAGGGTTTTCTGCGGTCTGCAATGATAAGGTTTATGAGCACATCAATATACCCAAATACCTTGTTGTCATGTGTCGAAGGCGTGAGATTAACCACCACCTTCACAAGGGCGAGCACGGCGATTGCCAGCTCTCCCCAATTTTCTTGAATGAATACGAGAGGGTCCATTATCGTTTGATTCTAATTGTGTAGTCCTGGATTGATACGTAAGTCTTGCGATCTGCGCTTACCTCCGTCACCTCGTTTGTGTAGTGACAGGACTGTACCGTGATGTCACCTTCAGCAACGCTCACCGTTGTCGATGTCCTGTCCATAGCAGCACGTACCTTGTCCGCCAAGTCGTTTGCTGCTGAATACGTTGATGCCACACTAAACAGCTCAATCTGAGCCTCGTCAATGGGCGTGCCGTCCTTTGCGTCGCTAGGCGTATTGCTCACAACGCTGTAAACCAGGTACGGCATAGAAGCGCCTTCCGGTGCAAGCTCAGGATACAACCGTCCACCTACAGCAGAGTTGACAGGCGAGTCACCTGTAAGGATAGCATGTATGGCCAAACCAACCTTCATCGCATGTAACGTTTAAACTCCTGTTGTAGCAATCGGTTTCGTAGTTTCTGCATGCGCCCTTTGGTTGCTTTCTGCGTACGCTCAAAAATGCCTTTGTTGCGGCCTGGACCAAACCCGGAGCCGTTCTCTACAATTGATGCAAACCAACCATCCTGGCGGTTTACTTTCTTGTTACCTCCACGCTTGCCCATTGTTTTTGGACCAGCCAAGGTGATCGCCTTATTGCTGCGCCGGAATGTTTTGATGCTGCGTCGCAGCGTGCCAGGCTTAATGGTCTGCCGTAACTCGCTGCTGCGATATACCCTGACGTCAATAGGACTATCCTTGATGTTTGCACGCAGCGCCACGTTGTACACCTCCGCTACACGCTCATCAATGGCGCGCAGCGTGTTGGCGTCTTTCTCGCTCCATTGAGCCAGGCGCATAATCTTGCGCTCCAACTCTTTCATCCCGTCTACCTTCACGCTTGCCATCACTCAGAAATTACGCGTTCGGTAATGAAGTAAAGTTCGGAGTTGCGCCCTACCTCCTGAATGGCCAGGATGTTGTAGATATCACTGCCATAACGAATCGTGTACTTGGGCGTCACGGCTCGCGTCGTGGACGAACTGCGCACGCGCCAGGTGACGGTATTGCGCGTTGTCTCCTGCTCCATGATCACCGCGCTGCTTGCTCCCTTGTTGTCCAAGGCTGCCCACACAGTAGCGTAGTCGACGCCCGACCCGTACACTTCACCGTACGAGTTAGTAGCCGTGCTTGGCGCGACAAACGTAATGCGACGATCAAGGAAGCCGATGTTCATTGCCGCGTGTCAATAATGCGCTCAGGGTTGAGCAATGAGTGAACGCCCATGGGAATCGTTGTGGAGATAGTGCCCGTTACCACGCCACGGCGGTTTTCGTACCAATGCGCTACAAGCATGCGCACGGCGTGCTTGATGCTGTTAGATGGAGTCTTACCAACTGTTGCGGTAATCCTAATTGGCTGCGCATTGTAATCTTCCAAGTCCGGGACATCGTGGAAGAAAATCAGGCAAGTATCATCAGTATGTTGCTGGATGTAATACTTATCCGTTGACAGTGTTTGAGTGTCTCCCGCCGTATCGACATAGGTGACACTTGTAATGCTTTGCACTGGCCCGTAAGCCAAAGCTGCTGGGCGCCAACGTTCGAGATGAAACACTGCGCTTGCAGCTGTACCAATGTGCCGATTGGTATAGTCGCTCACATGAGATACCGCAGCATCGAGCAACGCCGTGATAGTCGTGTCCTCGTCGCTGTGATCAACGCGCAGAAACTCCTTCATATCAGCAATAGAGATAAGGTCCGTGCCGTCGCCTAATGTGGGTGCTGTGATATTCATGTGATGGAAAAAAAGGGAAGCCCAGCCCTCTTGCCAGGCTTCCCAAAGTTTACTTGTTATCAGCTAAAGTTCGTCAGTTTAGCCAATGCACCGCCCTGGCGCACGTCCGTATCGTAGAACTTGTTGACGTGGAGCGCAATCTGTGCAGTTCCTGCGTTGCTGTATGGATCAACCAACAAGTCGATACCACCAAAGAACGCGAGCAACATGCCAGCAGCAAAGTCACCAAACAACAACGTACCTGGCGTACCAGCTCCAGTAGAGTCAGCAACATTAGGCGTGAAGTACGTGGTGAATCCGTCAATGCTGTTGCCTTCCACAACGGCACGAATGTTGGCAACGGCAGCTTCGCCTTTGATGATGCTCATAGCAGAGGGAGAGCCAACGAATGCACAGCGTGACAAATCACCACCTGCAGCCAAGACATCTTTTTCTGCGTCGGTGAGGTTAATGTAAGCCAACGCACCTGTGACATCTTCACCGCCTGAAGCACCAGCAACAGCAGCAGCAAACACAGCCTTATCAATTGTCTCGTTTACACCTGCAGCAAGCTCGCGTGCAATCAAAGCATCGACAGCTGGCCCGCCTTGCAACATCAGCTGCTTAGACCACAGGGTCTTAGCCGCAACACGATTGGGCGTCAACGTCACCTGGTCCATCTCCATACCTGAATCGCTATCTGCTGCAACTTCCGTAGCACCAGTACCTGAAGCCTTAACGCTTACGCGTGGGAACTGCAGGTTAGCAGTGGCGTTGTTGATGGTGGTTACACCGATGCGCTCAGCCATGGTTGGCGTACGCAAGGCGTCAATAGCTCCTGGGACAGCAGTAGCAACAAAGCCTGATCCGTCACCTGAACCAGCTTGGAAGTCATCGGCACCACCTGCACGGAACAAAGCGTTGGCGGGAATACCGATTTGGCCAGCCATGTTCAAGCCGCGCGATTGCATTTCACGGTTAGCTTCCTGTGCCCATTCAGCCTCTGCACCTTCCAAGGCCTTTCCGACTGCAACGGCATTTACGGCACGGCTCAAGCTGAAAGACTTGTTGACGCGGTTGATTTCCTTCACTTCAGAAACTGAAGCACCACCCATTTGGGCTTGACGTGCAATCATATCTTCGTGTGCTTGGCGACGTGAAATCTTGCCGTCCAAACGCTCAACCTCGCGCTTGCAGAGATCAGCTTCTTCTTGTTCGTTGTTGGTCCAGTCGCGGTTTTCAGTTTCCGCCAAGTTGACCAACTCCTCGTAACGGTCTGCGTGCTTGGCACGAACCGCCTTCATCTCGTTGAGATTCATTGTTGTTGGGGTTGTAGTAGTTTCTTGAATTGTATCCTGGTCAGGCATTGGCGCTTCGGCTGCCTGTTCAACTTCAGGCTGTAGATCACGGGCCTGGACCGTGGCGGCTGCATAGGCGGGATACGTCACAGGTGACACATCCAACAGTTGCCGCACTTTGTCAACGCTGCGCACAGTGCGCTCCTCATTCCAGCTCTGCTCATCAATTGTGAATGCAAAGCTTGACTGGGAGATATCACCCCGCTTCACGCTCTCGTAGAAATCCTTGGCGTACTGTTGTGCTCCAAGCTTCACACGATACTTGAGGCCGCGTTCGTCTTGGCTCAATTCCAACGTGCCATTGGTGGTACGTCCCAATACAAGGTTTGGATCATGGTTGATGAGCGCACGCACGTCGTTTGTCATTACGTCGTCAAACGCGCCTGGCTTAATTACTTCACGAAAATGTCCGAGGTCCGTCTCTGAATTGAAAACAGCCGCGTAACCTTCCAAAATCATTTCCTCGCCTTCAGCGTCGCGCACCTCAATGGTGCCCATCGTCCGCTTCTCGGCGTCTTTATACTGATTGTCCTGCGTCATTGCTTGATACTTTGTCGCTATAATCACCCAGGCGATCCAAGGCGATTTGGTTGATTTGTACTGTGTGAACGTCACCGCCCTCCACAGGATTCATATTTTCTTTAGCTCGCACCTCGTTAATGCTCATCACTCCAATCTGCGTGAGCTCGCGATAGAACGTTGTCCGTGCAGCCATATCGCCACGGTACAAATCA